CCAAGCATATGTACATACCAGTTATCAGCAGTAGAACCGCTATCTGCAAACTGGGAATAAGCCCACTCATCTTGAGAGAGTGTGTCTCCATCCATATCACGAGGCATCAATCCATCAGGATTGTCCGTCGTGTCAAGTCTATGTGCATTATTGAAATAGACTTTGAAATCGTGCCATTTCGGATAAATCGAAGGCCCGCCAACCAACATGCTTGCATTAGCATTCATTTCGTCCCAAAGCGCTTTTGCTTTGACCCAAGAGTTTCTGACCGCGAAAGTTCGAGGCAGTACTCCTACCTTAACAGTCCATACATCCGTAGTGTCCTTAGTGAAGACACGCATATTTTTGATCCTAAAAATATGACCTTGTCTAATCAGTTTATGATTCTGAGCGCTCAAAAGAGCAGCAGTATCAATATACAGAGAATCTGAATAAGGTTGACCACTCGCTGAAGCGGTGTCCCAGAGAATATTTACCTTATCCTCAAACCATTCATATTTCTTTTTTCCGTCACGTCCTCTATACACCTTGGCACACATACAAGGGTGGCTGATAATGGTAGGTATAAGAACATACCGCACCATTGGGCCGTGACAACTGCCCCTTCTGTCACAGTTCAAAACGCTGCACTGAACACAAAAATGTGACAGGGGACAGGGGGGCGGAAGTAGTATCCATAGGTTCCGCCCCCTTGTGAACCCGACCTCATTGAAAAATCAAAGATTTTCCCCGAGCCCACCTCCCCTCCACTTCGTTTCGGCCGCGTAAACGGGGGGTGGCCGGTCTTGTAAATAGGATAGAGATGGGGTTATTTTACGTAATCCCAATCTTCAGCAAATTTCTTCATCCTATCTCTATGAACACAATAAGCATAGGGATGCTTTTTCATTATTGTGTGTAAATCTATTCCCGATATGTATAGATTAACTAGGTCACTCAATACAATTTTTTCGAGTGACCCATATAACTTAGGTTTACCGACGCTCCATCTCTTGAAGGCAAATTTCCCTTCATGAGCGTTAATACCTGAACAATAGTCCCAAGAGCCCTTAGCGTCTTTTACGATATCAAAACATGTGGGCATGACACCTAATATCGTTGCCAATGTTTTCAATCTCTTTGGTTTATGTTCCATATATCCTTGAATGTGGATTCGACCAAATTGTTCACCAACCTCAAGGGCTAATGCAGCCGCATCAATACCGGGCGCATTACCTATTCTTTTAACCATTTTGTCAAACACAAAACGCCAAGATTCTTCTTGTCCATCGGGGGACATATCATCAATATTCTTAACTCCATAAACCTTAGGGTTAAGATGATTCCAATGTATAGTGATAAAACACCTTCTTAATTGCATTTATTCACGCTCCTTACGACAACAGCGAGCGCAAACAAAGTTCTCACATGTGTAAAACACATTAGACCTACTATTCCATACTTTGTTCCCACAAGTACTACATGTTATACGATTCATTATTATCTCTCCATTCCATCGTCTTCTACACAAATTATACAGAAACCTGTATTTTTGTAAGGCATTCCTGCAACTATTCCGTCACAGTCATTTGGCATGGCACCCAACACAACCATATGTGTGAGCCATTCTCTTATTTTTCCACATGCTACACATATAAATGTGCCATCATCTTCTATATTTCCTTTCATATCTCTTCCCTCTGTACCAATAATATCGAGAAGAGCCACCCCGACGCGATGGACTATTGCGTCTGTTTGGGGAAGAAGTGCGCCGAGAGCGGCCCTTCTGCGAACTTTTATACGCGGCTTTTACGCCTCGAACTGTTCTTTTTCTATAGTTTCGAACTTTGCCGGCCTTCTTTGCAGCACCGACATAAGGTACGAAATCGATTGGACTTACCATATAATCTGGGGTAAATCCAACAACCTTATTCTTCTGATTAAATCGAGAATTATAAGCGCGCTTATTATAATTATAATATGCACCATATGGCGAACGATTAAATCCCTTACGGAATTGCTTTTTCGCCTTTTTCTTGGAACGACTATACCAACCCAAGTATATCCCCTTCCAATTTTACGCCCATGCAAACAAGCATTAGGACGAAAACATACTTCCACACAGATGATGGAACTTTGCCTTGAATCTGTAGATCCATACTTACATATCCATAGGGCCGAGGATTTCTACCTCGAAAGAAATCTCGACTCCACCGCTACCAACGCTCATAGAATCGTTGTCATCAATTTCAAAGCGAATCAAACCAAGAGGCGCTGTGAAAGAGGGTATAGAGAAGGTTGAAGTCCCCGAACTTTGGTTCGGATTCTGTAACCTTTGGCCAACTTGTACCAAATGTCCACCTTCTCCAGTTGAACCTGCACCATAATAATTAGCGCCATAAGGCGGCAAATCATTATCATCATCTAATCTGTCAACAACATCATTAGTCTGGTCATCGTCGCCGAATAAACGGCCCCAAGGACTTAATTGAATATTAGCAGGAACCACAGGGTCAACTTCCGTAGGTTTTACCCTTGCTTCCTCATATGCTCTAACAATTCCAACGGATTGGAAATTGTCGTCGGAACCACTAATCGCGTGGTCACCAAGCATATGTACATACCAGTTATCAGCAGTAGAACCGCTATCTGCAAACTGGGAATAAGCCCACTCATCTTGAGAGAGTGTGTCTCCATCCATATCACGAGGCATCAATCCATCAGGATTG